ACAGGTCATGCTGTAGACCTAGTACCCTATCCTTATGGTGGTGATAATGATGGTGATGGTGAGATTAATGGTCACGATTGGGATGAATACTTCCCTATTGCAGACGCTATGATCCTGTCAGCTAAGAAACTTAATATACCTTTACGTTGGGGTGGCAACTGGAAAGTAACTGATGTACGAGGTTATAGGGGTGATGCTAAAAAACTACACAACTTGTACAGAGGTTCTTTCCCTGATGGCCCACACTTTGAACTACCAAGGAGACACTACGGATGAATGATGAATACTGGAGAGAAAAAGTATTAAGCAGACTAGATTCAGTAGAGGAAGACTTACACCAAGTAAAAAACTCTGTATCTAACTTGCATACACAAGAGGCTGTAGATCAAGTGCATAGAGATAATGTGGAAAAGAGACTTAGTAGCATTGAGGGGGGAGTTAGTAAACTTACATGGTTGATCATTACAGCCCTTGTAGTAGCTCTTATGGCCTTCATTGTAGGGGGTGGTCTTAATGTCGTTTAATAAGGTTATAGGTCTGTCCTGCTTCTTACTCTTATCCTTAGCCAGTCTCTCGTTAGGCCCAGTGGTTAACCATATACTAAGATTGTAAGATTATGACACAAGAGAAACCTACAGTAAAAAAGAAACGCACTTGGTCTAGGGAACTAGCTACCTGCCTATTCCTTTGTATGGGCTATCTAGGCTATAGTGGTATGACAGAAGAGTTAGCTATTGTAGCTTGGCCCTTTACTATCTTTGGTATGGCTGCATTTGGTTTCAAGCAACCCTCAGTGGAGACCTTCGTTAGTCAGAATAGGAGTGACTTTGGATGATACTACTACGTGCACTTGCTGGATCAAAGGTGGTTCTTATTGTGGTAACTGCTTTGGTTGCTGGCTTGATTTCCTACTTCACGATCCAGTATATTCAACAGGCAGAAAAAGACAAGCTGTTAATTGAGATACAAGAGGAACAGAATACCAAAAGGAAGGTGATACGTGATGCCATTAAGAAGTCTCCTGCTGCTGACCCTGCTGATGCTACCGATAGCTTGCAGTACCTCAACAACAGGAATAAAGACTAGCGCAACTGATAGTGCCCTCTGTGAGGTGCTTGAGACACCCATAGACGAGGCTGTAGGCACCATGCTAGAGTATCAGGCTAGTACCCCACCACAAGTGATTAATGGGTGGACTACGGTAGTAAAAGGCTTTGACGCTGGCTGTAGTTAAACTGTTATAATGTAACAAAACAAAAAGGCTCCCTTGGTTAATACCTTGGGAGCCTTTGTCGTTCTATCGTTTGTCAATCTTCTGGTAGTTTCACTGCGTAGTCTTCATCCTTGTCCCTAAGATAAAGGTAGGTGTACCCTACGATAGCAATTACACCCTTCAACCTGTTATATAGTACCCCGTACAATAAAATATCAAACAGCAAAAGAAGGATGATAGTTACATCTAGGATAATCTCTAGTGTTTGCATTACGCTGCCTCTCCCCAATTAATACACCGATAGGTCATAACCAGCATATTACGTTGCTTGAAGTAATCATAGGCCCTTGGTTGTTGTGCCATACACTCTTTCTCTGTGGTGTAGATTGCTCCTGAACTCATACCCTGACATTGTGTTACATTTACCATACTACATAGTACCATTGCTGCTGTGAACATATCACTCTACTCCTTCTTGTGTTTCGATTAGTTTATTAAGATACCACTGTGCTTTCTGAAGGTCTTCTACTCCATTCTTGTATCGCCAGCGATGCATGTATTTTGCGATATTCCCACGCAGGTATCCAATGTACTCTTCATCATTAAGGAAGTCTTCAATGTATTCAATAGCCTCAATATTCCCTTGGCCGTAGTGGGATGGACTGTTTACATTGTCTAGTGTCTTGTTAACATGCTTACTCTTCATTTCTATGATCCTTTACTATCTCCATTAATTCACATGTATCCCACAGGGCCGCATCGAACTGGCCACCATCCTCTGCCAGATTAACAGCGAACCAGAGCTCTTCCCAACTAACCCCTGACACTATACCTAATGCTAAACTGCTAGCAAACAAGTCCCAAGGGTCAATATCGCCATAAATATCTTCTTCTTCTGGTGGCATACTAGGTAACCCCTACTTCATCATCATTTGCGAACACTTGGTTAAATGCTTGTGGTGAGAAACCATACTTAATTGCTGCGTAGTTATATGCTAGTGCTGCTTCTTTTTCACAGGTAAAGTGACCTAAATGTTTGTGTCTACTGTCTCCGTAAATACAACTAACCCATATACCCTTTCCCCCAACCCAACTCACACCCCGGTACTCACTGCTTGCACCCTCCTTAGTCTTCCTGTAAGCCCTGAGATTTTCCTGTTGGGTACCCAGTCTAAGGTTGTCTGGGTGGTTGTTAGCCTTATTTCCGTCAATGTGGTCTAAGGGTTGTTTAGGCCATTCCCCAGTGTTTAGGTACCAAACGATATGGTGCAGTCTAGGATAAACCTTTTGCACCCCGGCGGTGCGATACCCATTACTGACTGAACCCTCAAAAAAACTGCCAACCTCACCAGATTTGTGATACTTATTGTTCACTACCAACTGCCCTAGATCATTAAGACGCCACTTGTGTCTTACTTCTGCTAAAAACTCTTCACTTCTTTCTTTAGGATTGTGAACGCTCATATTAAATACCTTCCTTAGTGAACACCTTTACCCATTCCTTAGTAATACCAGAGCGGACAATATCCTCAATACCAAACTCAACGATAGGAATGTCCAAGCAATGCTTCTTAATCAAGTGTACAATCTTAGTCAAACCATCAGCTTCTTTGAGGTCAGACTGTTGAATATCACCATTAAGAACCAACTTAGAACCCTCTCCTACCCTTGTTAAGACCATCTTAAGTTCTTGTAGTGTGATATTCTGGGCTTCATCTACGATAACAAAGGCATTATCAAAACTACGACCACGCATAAGAGCAAGAGGTGCAGTCTCGATATTACCATTCTTCAAGCCTGTATAAACTACACCCTTACCCAAGTGTCGCTCTAGTACGTCAATCACTGGTAGGGACCAAGGTGCGCACTTCTCTTCTAGTGTACCCGGCAGGAACCCTACGTCTTTACCTACAGCTACGTGTGGGCGTGTAATGACAATACGATTGATACCTTTAGTGTGGTACAAGGATGCAGCCTCAGTAGCTACTACATAGGTCTTACCTGTACCAGCAGGCCCGAAGACTACAACCTGATCCTTAGACCTAAGAGATTTAATGTAGAAGTCTTGATTATCATTCTTAGGTATAAGCTCAATAGACTTCTTATCTTTATCAAACTTAGTCACTACTCGCTCAGTCTTTACTTTGGGTGCCTGACGGGCCATTGGTTATCCTTCTTAGGGTTAAGATTAATCTTCGAGGCTGTCGATTAGTTTCTGTAGTTCTTTGTAGCCACCAACATGCCGACCAGACATATCATAAACTTGAGGTACTGTCTTCAAACCTGCCTTCCTCATTAGGTCGAGAATCCATTTGTTATCGAACTCCTCTATGTTGTACTCCTCAAACAGAACTTGGTTATTAAACAGCAACTCCTTAGCCTTAGTACACGAGTTACAGTTGTTCTTACTGATCACTACAAACACTGCCTTAAACTCCCTTGTTAGCATCATAACACTTCTCACCACACTCAGGACACATAAAGTAAGGTTCTAATTTGTTATAGTCTTTATCATAACCCTTCATATAAATCTCCTTACCGAACCTACCTGTGGTTTCTGTAGCACCAAACATAGAGGCTGCAGCTAGTGCTTTCTGCCAATCACCCCCGTACTCTTTTAGAAAACGGTCATAAATAAATTCCCCATTCAAGTCAAAGTCACAATGTACACACTTACCGTGATCGTTAATTCTCATTTACTTCCCTTTCAATAGGGTGTCCGAAATATGTAGTTTTCCTTCGGACACCCTAAGTTTAAATCACACCAAATCTACGATTTCACAACCAGTGTCCCCACTACAGGCCATAGTCTGCATACCAGAAGTGTTATCTTCTTTCTCATAGTCACTTAGCTTAGACCAATCAATGTTCTTAGGCATAGTTTTTAGTAGCATGTTATATACGTCTTTGTCAATCTCCTGATAAGGTGCCTGTTGATATGTATGCTCACTAAACGGTAAGAAAGACACACCAGACATTTCATCAAAGTGCTTATAGACAAAGGCACCAACTTCAAACCATTCATCAGGTTTAACTGAGATAGTCACACTAGGCTTATGCTCACACCAATGACGCTGATACACTAGCCAAGTCTCTAGTTGGTCAATAGCCGACATATCAGCAGTCACTACAGCGCCCTCTGGAGCCTTCTGTGGGAAACTAAACACTGTAGTAGTATCTGGCTTCATAACGCAAGGTTCATTAGGCACACCCATATCAGCCATAAACTGTGTTAGCGGGTCTTTGTTGTCTCCTCTTACAGTGCGTACATAATATTGAGAATAGCGAGCGTGGATGCCACTTGCACTATCAACAAGCTGAGAAACAGTGCCAGAGGGTTTGACACAAGTAATTGCTGCACTAACAGGGATACCAAGACGACCTGCCCACTCAACATTAGTACGAACAGCAATATCACGAAGATGCTCAAGTAGTTTCTCCAGTCCTTGATTCTTTGTGGTCATTAAAGGGTTATCCATAATGCCCGTTAGTGATACCCCAAGTAGTCGCTCCTCTTCTGTGTTACGTTGCCATACCTTACGTAGATACGGGAACTTAGTGTAGGTAGATTGTACTGTACCCAAGATAGTAGCAAGTCGTACTTTCCTTTCTATTGTTTCTAGTGTGTCTGTTGCTCTTATGACACATTCGGTCAGATTGCAGAATTGGTATGGTCGTAGGATAATTTCACTGCCTCACACTGTATGTTTCAATAACAGTTCATACTGTGCGCTGGACTATCGCATACACTACACAAAACCCCAATTTTTACCAGTTCTTATAAAACTAATAACATAAGGTTTAACACCAAACATAAGCCCTATCTCTGGATTACTTAACCCTTGAGGTATTAACTCATACTTTATCTTTTCTACATCTGCTTGTGTGAGAATCGCTCTGGAGTTTCTCTCCCCTTTACTTGCTGCTTTGTACTTTTCACCATACTTACGGTGGTTTTCCTTAGCTCTCTCAGACCTTGCTTCTGTAGTATCGTTGGCGGCAATCCCACGTCTTGTAGCTTCTGACGTTTTCATGCTGTGTCTTTCTTTGTTCTCTGGAATAAGATACCACTCAGACTCTACCCCTATAACTCCGCCACGTTGGAGGTTCCATCCGACCTGTTGATTTGGCCGATACTTTGCCTCAAGTTCCAGTGCTTCTTTTAGGGAAGGTACTTCGTGTATAACTTCACAAACAATATCAGGGTATTTACGCAACTTCCCAGCTACGATTGACCTTTTATGGTTCTTCTTGTGTGACCGCACCCTCTCCTTTAAGGTGGTTTTAGTTATACCTACATACCCCTGCGTGTATATGTCTGTGTGTAGTTTATCTCTTATCCAGTAAACAATCATAGTGTCCCTCTCGCTTAGTCTCTCACGCTGCCTTTACGCTTGCGCCCTGTAGGGTTGTTATCCCCGTCCAAGTCAATAAGAGAGGGTTTTAAATCCGCACATTATTTAAACGGCTAACGGATTAGTACCAAATTCCCAATCGTTATCCCGACGACCATTCTTAGCTGCTTGCTTCTTTGCTGCCTCCCTATTAAAGACCCCACGTTCACCTGATCCACTCTCAGCTAGGGCTACCCACTCACGCATAAAGGACATAGCGTCAGGCTTCTCTGTGTAGCTTACAGAGTTGTTAGCCAATGCACGTTGCCCTTCGTTCTCCCACCAACTACCTGACTTAGCGTGACGCATACGATCATCAGACAGGTTAGACAAGGAAATCATAGCCGATCTACGTACACCCCCAACTACTACTACCTCACCAATCTTACACATAATGTCATGGCATTCGAGAGAGTTTAGTTTACGACCCTTTGCACCTTTAAACTTAGACACTACAAAATTGAACAAGTCAATCAGAGGTGCAGGACCACTAGCTCGACCACCGAAGGTCTTAAGTTTAGCACCAGCAGGACGTACAAGAGAAGTGTCCCACTTAGGAACTTCACCTGTCCACAATAGTGACATAACCTGACGTAGAGCTTTAGCCCAACCCTCCTTACTATCCTTTACTACTACTACAGTCTCACTAGGAAACAACTCATCTGGTACAGAAGGTAGCTTACTAATGAATTGACGTTCAACTGAGAACCCTACACCTGTACCACAAAGTAGGATAAACATAGCTTCATCAAATGACCAAGGATGATCTACTGGTAGGTAGCTACAGTTATACATACAAGTGTTATCACGGTTAGCAGCAGGACCAGCAGTCATAAGAGACCTCATACTAGGCATTACACCTAGATCAAGGATAGCCTCTTCAATCTCCTTACTCACTGTAGTCACCCCAGAAGTAATAACTGGCCCAACTACATTAGTCATGTACCTATCTACTGTCTCACCGAAGTTCTCTCGTCGTCCTTCCTCTTCTAGCCACCGTGCATAACGTGATGTGCTGATGAATGTTTGGTAATCATTAGGTAAGTGGTTAGTTTTCATATTCAATCTTCCTTTTCATTTGTCTTATATAGTCGGCTAGTCATCCCCGGAGGTGCATTGAGGTCTTTTAATTTCTTTTCTGCATACTCTAGGTTAATTCTACCTTCGTGGTATTCGTTAATCACACCGTCCCCTGCAATAGCCCATGCGGGTGTTATGTTATTCCAACTCATTTGTTTCATCCTGTAATAAAGCGTGATAGTAACACTAACCCAAACAAGGCAAGTGCTACACCAACCATAAGATCATAGCGCATAGGACATACCTACAGCAACCCCAAGCGCAGTGAGTAGTCCGATAGTCAAAAAGAATACCATCATTAGTGTGTAAGTATTCATCTATTCAGGCTCCTTTACCAAACCCTTAAGGTCAACTTTAGGCGTATTAGGGTTCTTAATGATCTTACCATCCTCTCTACGCTTAATAGTACCATCGTCTTGTTTCATACGAGCCATGTTATTTTCATGCACCCTAGTCACAGCTTCATCCAAATCCCAACCTTTAGCTAGAGCATAACCATAGACCACATACACTAGGTCAGACAACTCTTTTAGTTCAGCCTCAGAATTACCATTAGGGTTTAGCACTTCAACTAGCCATTCATCAAACTCTTCCCTGACCAGCTTAATTGACATAGGGATGTTAGTCTTTTGCTTGGCTACCAGTTTATATTCATCTACCATTTTCATAGGTGTTTTATACATTTCACCTTCGTCATATGCTTCGTAGTAGCCCATGTTGGTTAGGTCTTCACCTGTTATCATATTACCCTACCTCTGTTAGTTTGTATTGCTTACCATCTATGACGACTACTTTACCATTACAAGAAGGCTTAGGGTTCATGCGGTTGTTGTATTCTTCTTCTGTTAACTTCTTGCCATTCAAGTACCACTCCTTATAGCCATTACTATCCTCAATAGCAGGACCATCTTCACGGTGTAACTTACCATTCAAGTACCATTCCTTATAGCCCTCACTACCTTCAACAGCAGGACCATCTTCACGGTGTAACTTATCATTCAAGTACCAAAACTTATTGCCATCACTACCTTCAATAGCAGGACCATCTTCACGGTGTGACTTACCATTCAACCACCAAGACTTAGTGCCATTACTATACACTCTTACTGTGTACTCAATCATGCTGTTATCCTTTTCCAATAAAAACGGTATCTGTATCAGACGTTGCCTTGTACTTCCAGTTGTACCAGCAGTAGTTGTCTGTACTACTATGTAGGCTATCCTTAAACCATTTCAACCGCCCTACCGAAATAACTTTAGAACACCTATCCATGTAAGGCCCAAAGTATTTATTGTGCATCCAATCAGCAGGGAGTAGCAACCACGTAGGCTTCAAGTTAATGAAGTGATCAACCATTGGCAACACTACACTACGAGTATATGGTGGGTTAGTGATAATTAGGTCACACTTAACGAGTTCATTCTTGGTAAGACACATAGCATCGTATAAATAACCACAACCTCTGGCCTCAATGTCACTCTCCCACTTACAAATGGAGACATCATAAAGTAAGTCTACCAGATCACCTTGACCACAACAAGGTTCTGCATAACGCTTCCCCCTAACCTCACGAATGAAACTAGGGGGTGTAGCATTAGTATCCCATGTAGGGTAGAAGTCACGAGGAACCTTATCGAAGCTGCTACGTTTAGACATTAACCATACTCTCTCTCCAACATCTTCATAGACACAAACTGGGGTTCAAACCTACCTTCACCAACATCGTGCATTACTACAATACCTTTGTACCAATCATTGTTAGCTTGTCCCGCCCAGCCTTCCTCTTTACCCTTATAGCACCCGACCACCATGCCCATAGAACCGGGAGCATCCTTAAAGTAAACATCACGTTTATGACTATGACCACAGACGGAAGAACGATGGCGATTGTTGATGACTGTGTAAGCATGGTGAGTGCCAGAAGTAGCTGACCCATAATTACCACTGCTAAAGTAGTGAGCGAAATCGACACCGCCGTAAGTAGCGATAGAGGGGGCTGAATTTTTGTATTCGTGATATTCATTGAACCATTCTTTTGTTTGAAGATGCCCGAAGGATACCCCGTATTTTTCTCCCTCAAGTCGTGGGTCATGTTTGATAGCCGTTTTGATTCTATGCTCATGGTTTCCCTCAAACCCTACCCAAAATGGCTTCTTCTTACGGTGGAACTTAAACTTGTGACGTAGACGTTCCTGACTGTCATTATAAGCCTCAATGTCACCCTGATAGCTTTGGGATACAATGGCTTGTGGATAACGTGTATCGTAACTATTGAGGCTGCGCATGTCCGCACCGTCCCCCAGATCAATAACAATGTCAGGCTTTAGGTCATAAATGAAAGACCCCAACCAATCAAAGCGTTCGTTACTTGTACCTGCATCTGTGTGCGCACAGGACCACACTACATAAGTTTTACCAGTCATTCTTCTAGTACCTCCGCAATACCTACAGCTTCCATAAGCCTATCTACTTTCTGTTTATAGTTATATGCTTCATTAAAATCATCAAACCAAAGCTCATACTCGAACATGATAGTAGGTCGTGCTTTAGTTGTTACACCTAGTACCAAGTATGCTACATAAGATGGGTGGTCTGGACGTTCTTCTTCTGGCATATCCTCTGCCAAGATTGGACCCTCTAGTACATTCCATACTAAAATGTCTTCTGCCTTAATAATAGGTCTACTCATTTAACCACTCCTTTGGTATTGACTTCTTAGCATACATAAATCCGTTCTTATCACACCAACTAGCATACGTACTCTTGGCCCCCTTGTATAGCTTAGAGTTAGGATTACTAAAGACAAACCTGATGTCTAGGTCAGGGTGTTGCTTTTGTATCAACAAGTGCTTCTTCCTATCATATGTAGTGAACCTTCCCTTAGTTTCAATAATGATGCCATTAGGCAGTGTGAAGTCTGGTGTATACTTACGGGTTTCGCTTACTTCATATACAACCTTTTGATCCTCATACCCGAAAGGCACACCTTGAGTAGTTAACTCCTTAGCTACCCTCTCCTCTAAGCCTGACCTGTAGTTATTAGTCAAGGCATGTCCTCATCTTTACACAACAACAAAGCCCACGGACCAAGGTAAATCTCCCAGATGCCACCCTTGTCATAACACCTCCAATAACCTATGCCGATAGCTATAGTCTCACTCTTTATTAGTTGCATAACTNCACTCCTTCTACCAATGCCTTAGCTCCTACAGGGTAATACTCTTTAAGGNACTCATAGACCTGCTGTGCTACCAATCGTGCCTCGTACTGTGCCTCTGGGTGTAGACGCAATGTACACATCTTAGCGAAGGCTCCTAGTGTACCACTCCAAGTCCATTCTGTCATGATTGATTGTGGTAGTAGCATACGCGCTTGTTCCGGTGCCACTCCTTCATCTAAGGCCCTATGGTATGCGTGTAGTGCTGAACTGTTGTTATACGCAGGATTGTATTCAGAGTTGATACCCTCATTACTACTCCCTTGCTTCTTATTCTTTGCTGCCTTACGCCATACATTAGGTTCATAAAAAGTAATATCATCAGTAATATACCGACGAGAGAACTCAGACATAATCAGGTACTCATGCTTAACCAACTGCGCCCTTACGAAGATAGGTGCCTGTACCTCAAAGGAGATAAAGGTATGATTAAATGGTGTATCATGGGTAGGTGTGTTGCGCCACTGCCATAACTTTTCAATTATTTCCTCAAGACTAAATTCCTCCCCCCAATAAGTTGACCCACCTACAAACTCATCAAAGTCATCAGCAGTCATACCACGAGCAAGGAACTCAAGTAGTCGCCTATCCTTACCCTTTAGTTTATTCTCGTAGGTTACACCGAGTTGTTCACTTACCACCTGAACTTTATCCCACTCACTACGGGTATTGAAAGACCTCCGGGCAGCATTGACAATAGATAGATCACTACCCGCTGGTACTACATCAGGGTTGAGTTGTACTTTAATCTGGCTCTCTGGCATATCATTCTACCTCTGTTAATTTGTATTGCTTACCATCCACCATAATGATCTTACCTTCAACATCGTTACAAGAAGGCTTAGGTTTCATACGGGTATTAAACTCTTCTTCTGTTAACTTCTCACCATTCAAGTGCCAAGCCTTATAGCCATTACTATACTCAATAGCAGGACCATCTTCACGGTGTCTCTTACCATTCAAGCACCATTCCTTAGTGCCATTACTATACTCAATAGCAGGACCATCTTCACGGTGTCTCTTACCATCAAAGTACCATTCCTTATAGCCACTACTATACTCAAGAGCAGGACCATCTTCACGGTGTAACTCACCATTCAAGTACCAATACTTATTGCCATTACTATACTCAACAGCAGGACCATCTTCACGGTGTAACTTACCATTCAAGTACCAAGCCTTAGCGCCATCACTACATACTTTTACTGTATACTCAATCACTTTGGTGGCTCCCACATTTCTTCTGGTTTACGTCTTAGCCATAACAATCTGGCGTTCTCTACTAAAGCATCTAAGTCTCCATCATACATTTTCAAGGCTGCATCAAAATATTCTTTCTCATTAGTACAACCTTCATATGCTTTTTCAGCTTTCTTTGGCCCCACACCCTTAACTCCGGGGATATTATCAGCTACGTCCCCAGTTAGTAGTTGAAGGTAGAAGAACCTATTGCCTTGTGCCTTGTTAACCTTTGTCCACTTCTTCTTAGTGAAGTCATACATGGTCGATGGAACCTGTAGGAAGTCTTTGTCTACTGAAACAATAACACAATCCCCACCTAACTCTGTAGCTTTGGTAGCAATAGCATCATCTGCCTCCGACCCTTCGATCACTACAGCCCCCCACTCAGACACTAGGTAGTCCCTTACGTCACTCAGGTGCCTTGGCTTCTCTTTCCCTACTCTGTTGCCTTTGTATGGCTTAATGGTGGCTACCTCATATCGGAAGTTACCTTTGCCAGTGAGGTATAGAAACACATCTTCCCCTAGTGTATAACTCATAGGGTAGTAGCAATCGAAGAGGATACTAGAGACTAAATCCCCAGCTACCCCCTTCGCGTGCCATGCAGGTTTATCCTCACTAACAAACGCAGAACGATAAGCTATAATGTCTGCATCAATTAGCACTGCCTTCATAGGTTCTCAGCCCGATAGATTGTGCCACCCTCTGTACTAAACTCCACCATATCAATGTAAGTAAACCCAACATGATTAGCGAACTGTAGTACATTGTAAGCAAACCCATGAATATCGTCTGCTGAGAACTCACGTACAACAGTTACACCCTCTGCTGTCTTACAGGTTAGAGTGTAATATTCGAGGTCTTCATCCATATCAATGTCCACTATCAAAAGCCCCCCAAACCAGCTTCATCAGGCTCATACTCTACCAGATCAAGAACCTTAGTGGCGTGCCATGTAACAATCTTACGCTCCCACACATCCAATCGAATCTTTACTTTAGAACCATTGCCGATAGGTGTCTCTGTATCCCAAGGGTTGCCATCAGCATCAACTGTAACAGGGGGTCCGAATACTTTACCTTCGCCTTGGTTAACTTTAGTATTGAAGTGTGGTCGCTTGCACTTGTAAAAGAGGTTGCCTTCTTTGTCTTCCTTAAACAACTGACCTACCATACCTGAGTTAGGTACACCCGCAGCAACCATTTCTTTCTTAGTCTCAGGTGTGATGTACACATTACAGATGTAGTGACCTTGCTCTGCCTCAATCTTAGCGCGGGTATCTGAGCCTTCCTCAAGGTTCTCACCCATGTCTCGGTTAGCCTCAAAGCCTTTGTACCAAGATGCAGTACCTTCAAAATCTACGTATGCCATTCTTTGTCGTCCTTTTCTTCGGGGTTTAATTCTCTTAAGGTGTTCTACCCTAGTATATTACATTACACATGTTCTCAGGTTTATACTACTCACGAAATGTTACAAACACTGAAATAACTGCAACATCTAGTGAATCTGTGCGTAGTTACTACCAAACTCTGGGGTGGTACTAAGTGTTACATTTAACTTCAACTCCTCATTAGTCTTCTTCATTGCCTCTTCGATACAAAGGGTAGTCCACTTTTGGTAGCCATCCTTAACTAGGAAGATAGCCTCATCATGGAACTGACCAATACTTTTCAAATTAGCACCCACACAATACTTTAACCAAGTGTCAAAACAGTAGACACCTGTGCTTTGGTTTAGTGTAGAGAACTTATCTTTTTCGTATCGTAAAGAATACCAGAACCTGCTTACTGGATTATACAACCAGAGACTACCATCCCTGATCTTCTTGGTCTTAGTGTGTTTAGCTATAGCCTCTAATGCCCAGTTACGTTTCCAGAAGGCATCCAATAGTGCAGTAGCATCAGCCACAGAGAAGCCACCACGGCGCGATAGGCCTAGAGGTTGGATACCATACGTGGCTGAGTAGTTAGTGACCTTATATGCCTTCCTAAGACCTCCTAGAGACACCTTTCCTGATACATGGTCGTCAATCTGTCCTTGAGTTACAGCACCAGCAAACTTAGCTAGGTCCAAGTGAGGATCAAAACCTTCCTTCATCTGTTCTTTACAGTAATCTTCGTCATACTCCCACATGTAGTGTAGCTTGGTGTTGTTCTCTAGGCTATCCATGTCAGCACCACATAGAACATAACCCTCTGGTGCAATAAGACAGCCTCTAATTTCCTCACCATAAGGTTTATCTACACCCGGAAGGTTAACCAGAGGTTTAGCGTGTTTAAAACGTAGGGTATTAGTTAGGCCATGTGACCCAGCTACAAGATACCCTTCATCATCCACACACTCTAAAAAAGCCTTAACCGTAGAGGCTCTGTGAGAGGCTACAGTAAGCCCATCCATGATCTCTACTGCTGGGTCTACCTCAATTAGCCTCTTGACGCTATCAGTAAGCTCTCCGTTCTCCCTAACCTGTGGAATGGTGCGTGTTTCATTAGTATCATCATCACGCTTATAGTCAAAGGTACAAGGCTCCCACCCTAAACTAAACAACCAATCCTTTACCTGCTGGTGTGAACTAGGGTTTCCATCCTCATACCCATCAATAATGTTAAAGGTCTGTACGTCATAGTGTTGACAGTGTTCCTTACGTAGTGTCTCGAACTTCTCACCATGCGCTGATAATGTGCCATCCTTCTTGTGCATCACCTTTGGCCTATTGATAGCCTTAAAGATAGTCTTCTTAGGCATGGCACCTTTTAGTGCATCAGTCTTCTCCTCTACGATAGCCTCCAGTTTAGCCAAGAGTGCTTCTGCCTTTGGAACATCTAACTTCCAGCGGTAATCCTCTTGGTCAGCCATACACTGCATCTTGAAGTTAAGATACTTGATGTAACGGATGGCATCTTCACTTAGGTGCGTCATAAAGTTCTCCTAGTTTCCTACGCAAGTCTAACCACAAGGCCATATTGATCTTCACATCCTCTTCAGCACGATTAATGTAGACCTCTAGTGGTTGCTCTGACCAATCTGTGACCTTCGGTTTAGGGATTCCATATTTACCCCCGAAACTATCCAGACCATAAGAACTACGTCCCGGCATTAGTGTACGCGCCAATGGTAGTGTATCGTAATGTTCTGGTGGCTGGGGGATACCCATGATCTTCTTTACTACCTTGAAGTCATAACTGATGATGTTGTGACCAATGAAGATACGATCCTCAGCAAAAAACTCCTTAATTCCCTCGTAGGTGGTCAACGACACAGGCTTTTCCATCGTGGGTGTCATATATGATACTACCCATACCTTACTTACTTTGTTAAGGAACCCATCGGACTCTAAATCAAAAACGGTCTCTGGTCTACTCATTTACTTCCCCTTCTTATTTCTTTTAGCCTTACGCTTCTCAATAAACGCCTCATAGTCTGGATAGCACAAATAGTATTCCAGTACACGATAAAAACAAGCTAACTCCATAGCAACATCATCTGGGGTTTCGTGTTCGTTCGCCAGCTTCTCCTTCCTCTTAATATCAGACTTCAACGCTCTAATCACTACCTTATCTACGAACTCATACTCCAAACCTTATCCCCCTGTGACAATCGTTGTCTCTGGGTCATACTGGATGAACCCACATTCCCCTGTACGCCCAAATGGACGGTTCTTAGTGACCTCAACAAACGTACTGTTAGGATCATCACCCTTGCTGTCACGCTTTAACTCAATCAACTGGATAGCCTCCTCTTCGATACTAGCGGCATACTTGGTCTTGCCCATGTCGTTCACATGAGAAATACAAATAATACCTACGTTACGTCTCTTAGCGAACTCTACCAAACGCACACCCAATTCCGTCAGGGCGTTAGTTGCATTGTCTACACCAGATAGATACGCTAGACGCTGCAAGTGGTCAACAAAAACATAGTCACACCCGTACACCGTCACAGCATACTTAATCTGTTTGAGCGTATCTTCAATAGCATCCTGTGGATTAATTTCAAAGGATATGATCCGGTTGCTTTCTACTACCTCAGTGATGGCAATATCTAGCTGCTCATTAGTGACACCATAGAACTCTTGATCCTCTTGTGTGTTGACGTTCTTACCTAGTTGATACGTAGCGAAACCTCGTGCTGTGGTACTATCAATCTCTTCCATGTGTAGTAGGCCAACCTTCTGACCTTTGTTCATCACCAGATCGTGTTGTGCTGCCCTGAATACACTTGTCTTACCTGTACCCGGAGGTGCCTTGATCACTGTAATACCCCCCTTAGTCCATCCACGTAGAACCTCATTTAAAGAGCTAGAGAACGTAGGGGTGTACTCATAGGGTGTCTGCTCATGTACTGCCTTAAGCCATGCCTCTACCCCTGCTGTGAACCCTGCTGGACTATATTTCTTAGCTGCCCACCATGCGCTCTTGTACGCCTTACCCTGACCAGCCTGTAGGAAGTCATTAGCATCCT